TCGTCAGTAGAGCATCGTCGACAGTCTCAACCTCAACATTCTTGTCTTTGTTCGGGCAGTGATCGATGACGTCCCAGATACCGCCGCGACCGTGGTTCTGCATTCGCCAACCCCACTGTCCGCGACGCCAATGCGTGATGTGGTCCGGATGTTTCACGGTTGCAACGTAGCCGATCCAAGCGCTGCCAGTAACAGCCATGTGCAGAGGCGACGAGTCGTTCGTAAGAAGAACTGGCATGTTCTGCAGCAAAGCCACGGTCTCCATGATGCTCAAGGAATCGCGGAGATCGAAGAGATTCGGCAGATTGGTTTCCACATCGACCGTTCCGCGATTGTCATCCGCTTTGGCGCCGATGATGATCGGCTGGCAACCCGCGTTCGAGATCCTGTAGAGGACAGCGTCCCACCACAACTTCGGAAACGTCTTCGACTGCCAATGCTTGCCAGGATGCACGACGACGGCACGCTTGCGATCGAACGTTGTTTCGACGTACTGCTGCATGTCTCTTTGCGTGTCATCGTCTGGCACGAGCTTTACTTCCCTATCAGAAACCGGAAGCTGGCCGCGCAGAGCGCAGATCGCCGGGAAATCGACGCAGTTCACGAGCATGTGGCATACGAACTGCCAGATGAGATTTGTCGGTGGAACGATAGTGTCGAGCGTCAAGTAGCGGTCCCAAATGGGCTGCTCTTCCCGCAGATCGAAGACGCGCTTGAACTTGAGATGCCGGAAGAGCTCGGGCGACTCAGACGCGAGCGAGATCTGGCAATCCTTGAACTCTCTCAGTGCGTAGCGCAGCGTTGGCTCCGCGCAGATCTGGTCCCCTATGCCTCCCCATGTCCGGAAGATGATGTTGCGCTCACAGCCATCCTGGAGCGCGACGGATGTACGAAATGCTGGCATCTGAGAGGCTGGGATCACGATGGTGTCGTTTTTGAGGCTGAGCTTCGGCTTCGGCGCCTCGAGAGGAGCGTCTGTCATCAGGCTTGGTCCTTATTTTATGTCCTAAAAGACATAGCACAAGAACCAAGCCAAGTGCATCTATTGATCGAAGAAAACTGAGAGCAGATCGATCTGGCCCTGGGCCACCGGCAGACCGCCAAAGCTCGCGAGGTATTGCTGCATCGAGACCGTGTAAGTCGTACCAGGCGAGACGGGGACACGGATCATCGCGGTAGTGGGACGAGCATCCGCCAGTGCACCGCCTAACACTAAGACCGGGCTGCTCCGATTCGTCGTCGTCCCGTCGCCAAGTACTCCAGAGCTGTTTTGGCCAGCTCCGTACACGTTCCCCTGCACATCGACGAATGTCGTAAAGGATCCCCACGAAAGGACTTTCGCCATGGTCAGGCCACCGGCGACTGGTTGTGGGTCGGGCCAGTTGACAGCTGAAGAATTGATGCCCAATTCGCCGTTGTTATTTTCTCCCCATCCATAAGCAACACCATCTGTCGTGATACCGAACGAATTCGGGACCCCACCGCTATAGTCGCCCGCGGAGATATCAGACCATTTATGGCCACCGATCACTAATGTCGGTGAACTACGTGGCACGAAATCGCCAACGCCCAGCTGGCCGTGCGTGTTGAATCCCCAAGCGTACAGATCGTTCGAAGTCGTTAATCCTAACATCGAACCGTAGGGACCGCTGAACAGCTTACGGAATACGTAGCCACCGATGACGAGAACAGGGCTACTGCGATTCGTGACTGTGCCATCGCCGAGTTGGCCGTTGTCGTTTCTTCCCCATGAGTAGACCGCACCAGCGGCAGTGAGACCGTAGAAAGCTCCAGCCGGATCCGATGCAACCTGGACGAACGTCTGGCCGCCAACGACAAGGGTCGGGCTGCTGCGTGGCGTCGTGTCATTCACGCCGAGCTCGCCATGCGCGTTGTATCCCCATGCGTATGCTGCGCCAGATTGATTCAAGCCAACGACGCACGTCTGTCCTGTGGTGTTTTGCGAGCTCACAACCTGATTGAATTTCTGAGATCCAGCGACGATGGTGGGGCTGCTGCGCGGAGTGGTATCGCCCACCCCGAGCTCGCCATTCGTGTTGAGACCCCACGTGTACAGCGTTCCAGCTGGCGTCATCGCTGCTACGGATGAGCCGCCTCTGATCGCCATCAGATTCTGGAACTTCTGGCTGCCTGCGACGATCGTCGGGCTGCTGCGCGGCGTGGTGTCGCCAACTCCAAGCTGCCCGTTCGTGTTGAGGCCCCACATGTAAATGTCGCCGATGTTGGTGACACCGCCAGCCCACGGGATGCTGCTGCCGGCATTTCCGGTCGCACTTAATTGCTGGAACTGAAGTCCGCCGACCACGAGTGTCGGGCTGCTGCGAGGAGTGACATCGTTCACGCCGAGCTGCCCGTTCGTGTTTAAACCGATAGCCCAAGCGCGTCCGAAACTGTCCAAGAAGAAGTTCATCGAGTTGTTCGTCTCGCTCATGATGCGAGTCGGCAAGCACCTCGTGTTTTTCTTCGTGACGAGCGTGACAGCGTAGACGCCGGCTGGCGCCGTCCAAGTACCGTCTTTATAAAAATCCGCACGGGCCTGTGCCATCTTGTCACCTCACTCTGTACCAGTTGCCGCCCTGCATCTCGAACGTACCATAGAAGCCCGGGGCGCTGATTATATAATTCGAATTGAGACCGACGATGTTCTGCGTGCCATAAGGCGTCAGCGTGATGTTGTTCGTGTCCGCGCCGTATCCGGCATCGGAAATGGTGAAGCGCAAATTATCAGTCAGGATCGAGTACATGAGGAACGTCATGGCGCCAATCGGAGAGTTCACCATGAAGACCTTGCCAGAGTCGGACGGATTGATCTGGTAGGGCGAGCTCGTGGAGTCGATCGGTACAACGAGATCCGATGCCATCCTGACCGCAGCATCGAGATTGTCGATCATCGTCTGCATCGATGCGCCAGTGGCAAAGACATGCGAGAACGTCACGTTCAGGCCCGTGGTGCTCGCCGTAGCCTTTTGCGTCATCGTCACGGTGGATCCGCTGATCGCTTCGATGTACGTGCCTGCCGGGATGCCAGTCCCGCTGATCGCCATGCCGACTTTGAGGCCAGTCGTGCTCGCGAGGCTCGTCAGGGAGTATGAGTTGTTGCTGATGTTGCCGGTCGTGGCGAGAACTGTTGCGCTGATCGGAAGCCCGGCGGTTGCGCTGTCGAGCCACTGCACCCACTGGTCCGTGATGTAGAAGAGCCAGTTTATGTACTCGAACGGTGGCGACTCGTCCTCTGTGAAGCCGGTCGTCTTTTGCCCGGTGGTCGGGTTCTGGATGTAGGAGCCGCTGCCGCTGGGCACCCAGCCTAGATAAGTCGATGGTTTGGCCATGTCCTACACTCCCGAGTTGTTAAAAATATTCTTGCCAAATTTCCCGTGCGGTGTCGCGAGCGAAGCGAAGCCAGTTCCAGCGCCAGTAACTGGTCGCGCCACGCTCGAACATTTGAATGCACCAGTTGCCGGCACGCGCGTGATGAAGCCGAGACCAACGCCAGCTCCGAGCGATGATTGAACGATGTTCGACACAGCCTGATACAAATCTTCTGGTAGTGGAGAGCTGTCAGGGATCTGGAAGTTGATCTCTGTTGGAAATATCTCGAATGCTTTAAACGTTGAGACCTGGAAGAGAAGAGACACGATGTTCACCACTGCCGGGATGCTGCTGTCCGAATTGTTTTCGGCAATTGTCCCGATGATGAAAGTCAGGTACTCGCTGTCTGGCAAGCCATTGCGGGCGATACCCACGAGGTCTCCGAGACCATCGAGCTGTGCTCCGAATGCCGGGAACGTAGTGCCATCGTAGAGCTGTCTTCCTTCGTCGATAGAGAATGCGGAGTTCTCAAGCTCTTGGATCTGGTCGACGAGTGTGGCCAGGAATGCGCCGAGAGCTGACACCTGTATCTGCGTACCATCGTGCAGCGTGAGTGTGTACTGAGTCGGTATGTTCTGGTACTGCTGCATGAATCTTTGCAGCGCGTCGTTGACGTGAGTTGTGATTTCAGTCGCGAGCATTATTGATAACTCACCAAGCAATTAAACGTTTCGAACAGTGGCACCTGCTCTGCACCGAGCTGCACGTTGGTGTTCTGCGTCGGATTCGCCGATGTCCCGAACGCCAGTGTGTATGATAAGATGCCGGGAATATTGTTGAAAGCTCCGATCAGGCCTCCCGTCCCGAAGCCCTTCACCAGTCCGCCGATTGGCACCGCATTTCCGATTGCAGCGATCTGCTCTTGGATCGTCGCGATGGACGACACCGAGAACTCTGGGTTCGGATTTGTCGTGAGATCCGTCACTAGAGCGATCGTCACGTAGAACGGTACTTGTGTCGGACGCGAGAAGTAGATCGGATACGAGTTGCCGAACACGTCTTCGACTACTTGCGAGAGCGCTCCGAATGACTGGATGCCGGCTGGCTTCGATCCGAAGATCGCATTCGCTATGGAGAGATTCGACGCCTCGCCATTGTTGTCGTTCACGACGATCTCGAACGATTTGCCAGGTCGACCGAATGCCACAGTGATGCTCGCTGTGCCGGTCAAGAAGTTGGAGACCGTCGCGATCTGCTGCGGCTGGCCCCCGGCGGATCCGTTGAAGCTCAAGGTCAAGCCGACCCCAAGAGAGCCGGAGATCTGCGCCGGACCGTAGGACGATAGGTTGTTCACGTACGCTTGCACGGATCCGACTGGCGTCGTCGTGACAGCAGCCAAGCCGCCATCGAGAAGCGTGTTGTTGGTGACTGTGATCGGAAACTGCTGCGCGATGCCAAACGAGAAGTTGAAGCCCTGCGAGAACGATCCGGTCACTACCGCATTGGCATACGGGAATGTGATGCCGCTGTCTGGCGTCAGTGCCTGGATCGCGGACTGAATCGCAGATGCCGTGGCGTTCCACGCAATGAGTGCTGTGGTCATCGTTCCGAATTGCAGCTGGAACGAGCCAGAGGCCGGAACAGCCGAGAAGCCAAGGGTTTGGACGTTCGCCTGCGCATTGTACGGGATGTGAGCCGTGACCTGCGCATTCCCGTCAGGACCGATCAGCGAGATGATGAAGAAGCCAGCTGTTGGCACGCTGCTGAACGTGATGATCTGATCAGCCGCCATCGAGACATTCTCGAATCCGATTGCGGACATGACGCCAGTGACCTGCCTAACCTTCTCGACAATCGCCTCGAGAGGTCCATTCGCTTGCGAAGCGAGAAGCGTCGCACGTCGAGTAAGAGCCGCAGTATCGGTCTCGCGGTTTGTCCCAGGGATGCAATCGAGCGGGTTGGTGACAGAAGCCCAGCCAGAGACTGGCGAGCCAATCACGTTCAAATAGCCTGCTGGCACGGAGTTGGGGCCAGTAGCCGTGCACGTGGCGGATCCGATCCCCTCCGCTGGCTGACCCGTCTGCTGATTGATGATGGCGACATTGACGATGTTGCCGCCCTGCTGAAGGCTGTTCGCCGGGACAGTGAATGGCTCCTGCGCCTGATTGCCAGACGATAGCTGGCCGCTGAGCGCTGTCAGACCTCCGAATGTGCAAACAAAAGATCCCGACGACAGAGTGACGGACACATCGGTGTATGGGTAGTTCGCGGCGATAGCATCAAACAGCGTGTTGATGTAAGCCTGCACCGATTGCACTGGCGTGATCGTGATTGCGCCGCTATGCGTGAGCGTATTCGTCTGAACAACCGACACCGTGGCGCCGGTAGGCTGCGTCACGACGAGAACCGTCGCCGGCGTCGTCAATCCCCAATTTATGTAGAAGCCAGTCGTGTTGTTCGCTGCGCCAGTGACCGTGACACTCTCGAATCCCGACACAGCGTTGATGGCTGCTTGGAGTTGCGCTGCGCTCGCGTTGTAAGCGACAGCTGCAGCGTTCGTTCCGTTGAGCGAGATCTGCAGACTGCCAGCTGTAGGATTTGCGGAGAAGGACAGCTGCGTCGAATTGCACGCGACGATCGGCGCGGACACCGTGCCCCAGTTGATCGTAAAGCCACTTGCGTAACTGCCAGACACCGTGATCGAGGCAAAGCCAGTGATCGTGTTGAGCGCAGTTTGAACTGCCGCCTGCACAGTAGCCGCGCTGGCGCTGTTGGTCAGCGGAGTCGTGAGAAAGGTGCCAAGCGCGTTCGTCATCGCGATCACGAACTGGCCGCCAGTCGGGGTATTTGAGAATGAAATCGTGGTGTTATTTGCCAGAGCATTCCACGGGATCGATGGCGTCGTGAGCGTGTTCCCGGCGGGATCCACGATCTGCAGCACGAAGCTCCCGCTCGAGGCGACACCACCGAAGAAGGAGATCTTCTGGATCGCGTTCGCCGCGGCTTCGATTGTCACATCCGCATCAAGAGTGAACTGGAGACTTGGGTTGCCCTGCACGCTGATGATCGACCCGGCGGGGATCAATGTGCCGGGTGTGCCGAGAAGAATGAGACCTGGCTTTCCTGCGGTGCTGGTTGGCGCGGTCTTGGTCGCTGTCGCTGCAAGACGCGTCAGGTTGTTTAGAGCCAGGATGTTGTCGACGGACGTGCCCTCCGCTCCGGTCGGATACTGCGAGTTGTAGACCGCCTCGATCAGCTGCCAGATTAGGGCTTCACGCTCCGAGAAGATGTTCATGAGCTGGCCGAACACGCTCTCGTCCAGCGTGTTGATGTTGCTTCCGAACGCGCTCTGCAAAGCTTGCTGGATCTCGGAGATGATGTCCTGCTGCTGCTTTACGACGAAGCCATTTGCTGTCAATCCGAAGGTTGTCATGCCGCTTCGCTCCTACAGTTGTCCTGAGTATTGCACGATGCCGCTCGTCGTCTGGCACTTAAAGTTGATGAGCAACACGCGCGTCACGAAGTTGGTGGAGAACGAGTAGTTGGTCAGAAGCGTCACGCCTGGCACGCTCAGAATCTGATTGATGATGATCGCATCGATCTTGCTCTGCTGCGGGTTCTTAACTAGGATCTGGTTGAAGTAGTCGATGCCCTTCGTGTTGTCCATGAACCACTCGCCAAGATAGATCCGCAGGCGCTGCAGGATGTTCTGCAGAATCGCTTCCTTCCCGTCCACGATTTGCAAGTCGCCACCGGACATCTTCACGTCGCGGTACGTGGGCGAGTTCGGATCCAGATCTAGGGCGATGTCAGCCAAATCATGCCTCCGATTTCAAAGTGTCCCACTGCACTTGCAGCTCCGCAAGTTGGGTCATCACTGCCGCCAGTTGTGTGCTCAGAGTCGTCGATGCAGTAGCAAGAGCCGTAAATCCAGCGACAAGAGGAGTCAACGGAGCGGTTCCGGCCGCCGTCGCTTGAGCCGTGAAATCGGCAGCCTGCTGAGTCGCGAACGTGTTGAGGTCTGTCACTATATTATTCACGATCGTGATGAACTGGTCGATCAGATCAAACGCTTCGACACCGCCATTGGTGATTTTGAAAGTGCCGGCGGCTTGCAGGAAGAGATCCGCGATCCCATTGTGGAGCACCATGTCGGTGGCCTCGCCGGAGATCAGCGGCGAGCTGAACGGGTAGAGCCCTGGATAGAAGACCCCGTCCGAGAACGAGTGCTTCCGCGTGTCCTGCGGATCCACGGAGCCCCCTGAGACCTTCCATTTGTCGATGCTGCGCTCGTTCACGACGAGCTGGCCTGTGTCCCCTATCGCGAGCGGGAGCTTCACCCAGGACGTTTGGGTGCGCGGCATGATCACTGGGACGTCTGGGATGAGGGGCAGATCCACGATGTCGCCATTTTTGAACTTCCGCTTGAGAAGGATCTTGACAGTGACCTTGTCCTGTGCTTGGACGGCAGTGATCTCAGCCGGGACGGCGACGTGTGTCTCGCGCAGGGAGCCATCGATGTAGTCGAGCAGAAGCACGTCGAGCGGCTTCGTCTGTCCCCGCTTCGAGACCTTGCCGGCTGTAAAGTCGTTGTCGAACTGTTCCCCTGCCATCTCTAACCTTTAGGTGAGCATTCGCACGTGACTTGCCACTTGTCCCCGTGCGTGTCGCCTTCGTAGTGTGCGTTCTGAACGATGTAGAGACCGTTGACGAGCGTGCTCGTGATTGCGCACAGAGCTCCAGGCTTCAGCTTCGGATTGAGCAAGCTTATAAATGTGACGATGTTGTCGCCAGCGTTTCCCATTGTCGGCACGCCGATCATGCCCGTGCTCTGATTCACCGCTACCGCTTCCGGCTGAAATGGCGTTCCCACAGGGGCTACATTGACTACGGCGTTGTCCACGGACCACGTGAGATTGTGCTTCTTCACGTGCTCATCGAGCAGCTGGCGAACGGATCCGCTGAGCACCACAGTGCTACTGTAGACATCAGCGAGAGCTTCAGGTGGCAGAATGACCGTGCCCTTCGTAAGACCCATCGCGTCGACGAGATCGAGCAGCACTTGGCTGTATGTGGATCCGCCAGGATAGGACTTGTTGAACACCGATGTGGTGAGCTCGCGCTCTGCATCACCGAGCTCGAAAGTCGTGATGATGTCAGGTCCTTTGCGCTCATTGATGACGCGGGATGCAGCTCCCTGAGTTCCCGCAAAGAGCGTCCCGACAAGGCCCTGGTAGCCAGCCTTGAAGATGATCTGCGTGCCTTTTATGTACTTTTGCCGCGACAGATCGTTCAGGTTGTAGATCTGGATCTTGCCCTTGTTCGAGGTCGACACTTGGTTCTTCTCAATGTCGAACACGATGTGGAGATCCGTGTACGTCGTTCCCTCTGTGCCAAGCGACAGCGACCAAAATCTGCTGAATAGAAACTGCGTCGAGCCATTGCTGAAGTCGTAGGATGCCAGGTTCGGATCCGGAAGCGGAGCTGGAGCCGAGGTCGATACAGAAGAGTCGATGCTGTTCTGCTTTGTCAGGTCTGGAGCTGCCATCAGGTCACTCCAGTAGGATCATAGTACCAAAGCGAATGAGTGGTCGCGAAGCTGTACTGCGTGGGCTGATTGCCTGCTCCCGTATCATCCGTAACGAAGAACTCGCCGCCAGGAAGGCTATCGCTGTTGAAGCGCCCCACGAGATTGCGTCCGATTAGGAGCGGGATGGAATCGATGATGTCGTTGTTCTGCCCGTCCGCTATGTCCATGATCCAGCGCTGCGCACGCGTGTTGTACCGCATGCGGATCGTGTACTGCACGCCAGTGAGAGAGATCGAAAACGTGTACCACGGAAGATCGTTGCCAAGCGGCAATATAATGATGGATCCGCCATTCGTTAGAGCAGTCATGTCACTTCACTCCAAGCACGCCAAGTCCAGCCTTGAAGCCCTTGGCTGCCGCATCTGAGCCGGGTTGCGTCGCTTCCTGCTGGCCCTTCTCGCCCTTGCCTGCGGAGACGGCCGCATCGGCGAATTTCACGATGCTCACGGTGCTCGGCTGCACAATGAGAAGCTGCACGAGCTCGATGTCGAACAGAAGCATCTGGCCAGTCCGCGACTCGCGCGGGACGCTGATGTTCTTGATGAACATGTTCTTGTAGTTGTAAAGCGACGTGTAGACGTCGATCGGAAGCTTCTGGGCACGAAGACTGAGCAGCTGCAAATACGCCTTCGTCGACGGTCTGCTCTCGATGCTGCTGAAGTCGAACGCCGGCAACAACGCCAACGCAGGAGCTGCTTTCCCGAGAACCGCCGCACTCTTCGTGAAGTGCCCCACAGCTGCAGTCAGAAGACCGGTGATCAAGCTCAGCGGTGCATCGGAGATGATGCCCTGTATTTCCAGCTTGGCAGGCCTGTTGACGATGTGGTCCGAGATCGTCTGCCCGTTCTCGATCTCGAACTCCGTCATGTGGCTGTCCCAGTTGTGGCGCTCGCGCACGGAGCAGTCGAGCTCAATGACGGTGTTGCCGCCCTGGATGAACTGGACGCGCTTCTTCTGATTGGAAAGGATTGCGCTGAGGGCCATTAGTAAGACACCTGGCTCGGATTTGAGCGTTCGATCGTTCTATTCTGGTAGTCGAGATGCTCCTTCACGCCTTTCTCTATGTGACGCCCGGCGTCCGCTGGGCTGATGCCAGTCGGTACATTGTGCACGGCTACTGGAGCGTTCACCACGT